GTTATTTGACGTATTCACTACATATTGACCGTTGTTTACACTGAATGTAGGGATAGACTGATTAGTACAGAATATCTTATCCTTGTAAACTATGTCCGTGTTTTGCTTAAGTGTTAAAGTATAGAAATGATTTTGCTTTAAAGAGAAAGTTGCTGTGATCGTATTGTAATACTGACCTATAACATTTGTAGTAATAGTTACGTTTGTTGTAACGCCCGTCTGCTCGTCTGTTATCTGCAAAGTATTATAAGTATCCTGACGAGGAATAAAACTAAAAGTCTGCGCTGTTGCCGTCTCTTGTAAGATAATCATATACTATTAACTTATGTTTATGGAAATTGTTTTTAAAAAGAAAAGGGAGACCGAAGCCTCCCCAATCTAAACACTATGAAAGAAACACTATGAAGTGACAATAGAAGCTGAAGAAAGAACTGTAACAAGTCCTGCTTCAGTTGAACAATTCAAGAAATTAGCTGGAATGTTCTCTTGACCTACAAAAGTAAGCGTGTATCCATTCATATCACCAGCTGCCGTTCCGTTAGAAATAACACCTGTAGTCAAGTCCATTCCGCGCTCAAGACCAGCAAGGAAATATTGACCTGCACGAGTTCTAACTACGACGTGCGGACGTCCATAAGCCAACAACTTAACCAACTTGTGTTTAACTGCGCTTTGTTGTTTAAGGTTAACAGTCAAAGTTTGCTCAACAAAAGTAGTTCCGTTATCACGACTTGAAGTAATCGTTTGCTCGAAACTATTAGCTCCTTTCAAATCAAACTTATAAACAGTAGCAACACCATTGATATCGTCTATTTGATCCGTGTTAGTATTGTTATAAGTAATATCTGTAGCAGCATAATCTCCGTAGTTGATAATATAGATAGCATCTAGTCCACCAATCGCTGATTTACATGGTTCAGCTACGCCGTTTGATATATCACATGACATAATTTTAAGTTTTAAATGTTATAAAAAAGGGAGGGAGAATAACCGCCCTCCCTGTTTATTAAGTCAGTTAATATTAGTTAGCTGAGTTAGTTACTCCGTAAGTAACACAATCTCCAGCGAAACCATATTTAGCATCAGCAGTGAAACGCATGATTACACGTACGTTTTGAGAACCGTCAAGGTCAGCCATGTCAATAACTTTAACTTCATTCAAGTCAGAAAGAAGACCTGTAGCAAAATGAAGATTAGAAGCAGTAGTAGCCAAACCTCTATTATCATCCAAACCTGGAGCCATAAAGATCGGAATACCGTCAAAGCTTAAAGAACCGTTAGTGTACCACTGTGTACCTTGATTGTTAGTACCATTAGCACCAAGACCTGAAGCACCGAATCCACCCAAAGCACGGATATAAGCACGTACGATGTTAGAAGAAAGATACAATTTCAAGTCAGGCTGTCCGTACAAACGAGTAGGGATAGCGTCAACGATTTTACCAAGCTCAGCGATAACATCACCAGCGTCTACAGTTGTACCAGCTACCTCTTGTGCAGCAGGTAAAGTAGCATCAACAGCAAGTTGTCTCATGATTCCTGCGAACTCGCCAGCAGATGCGTTGTTGCCTTCCCAAATAACACCTTCCATATGAGAAGCAACTTTCTCAGCTACGTGAGCGATAAGGAAGTCAGCGAAAGATTTAGGAAGCTGATCGAAAGCTCCGAACCCCATCTCAGCAGCCTGCCAAGTTTGGTGGAAGTCTTTTTTACAAAGTTGAAGGTTCACTTGGAATTCTTCAGGGTTCAATACTCTTTCAGTAAGAGTAACTGTAGAAGTAGCATCGAAGTCACAAGTAGCATTCTTAACGATTCCGTCTGTAGCTACACGTTGGATAACTTGCTTGTACTTTACATTAGGGTGGATAGTAAGACCACCTTGCTCAAGAGTTGGTGCAGACAAAAGCGCTGCTGCAATGTACTTACCTGCGAATTCACCAGCGTAAGTAGTAGTAATTGATGTTGTAGTTGGCATCTTTTTACGTTTTTAATTATTAGTATTATTTATTAAGTTTTTCAATGATTGAATCCATAGTAGTTCTTGGTCTTTTAGAAGCCAATTTTGTGAACTCTGTTGGATTAGTTTTCTCGGGATTAAAAGTGATTGGCTTCACCTCTTCAAGTTCAACCTTTGTTTCTTCAGCAACTTCTTCAGTAGTAGTTTCTGTAGTAGGCTCAACTTTTGAAAATGTTTCAAGTTTAGCTTTTAATTCCTCATTCTCTGCTTTCAATGCTTCCATCTCAGAGAAGAAAGTTTCTTTAATGATAGATTCAACCGTCTTTTTAGGAGTAGCTACTTCAGCTTCAGCTTCAACTTCTACTTCAGGCATCTCAGCTTCGGGAGCTTCAACTTCGATTTCAACTTCAGGAGCTTCTTCTTCTTTTTCTTTGATTTCAGAAATGATACCTTCTACTGCAACAACAAGAACACGACCATCTTCTAATTCGTACTCGCCTACAGGCAAAGGAATTTTTTGTTCGTCTTCTGTTACGATAACTACCGCCATTTCAGGATCAAAAGAATCCGCTTCGATTACAGTCATTCCGTCAGCAAGTTTCATTTGCTCTAGTTTCACTTCCATTCCTAGAAGTTGTTTAATTTGGTTAAGAACGTTTGATTTCATGTTTAAACTTTTCTATTTAACTCTTTCGTGTTTTAGTTGTTGTATTTTTAACCGTTAGTTCCAGTTATAGTTCTTTGTGTATTTGAGTTGTTTATTACCGCTGTGCCTTGTGAAATCATGCTCCCTACACCTTGCGCTTGTAATGTTCCATCACAACATTCTGCCTTATATGTTCCGTCATCACATAAACAACCTCTTCTACCGCCTTTCGGTGATGTCTTACTTAATGTTTTTTGTTTCTTTGCCATATCTATTATTTTGTATAATATATTAATCACTATCCGTCTTTTTATCGTTTAATGACTAATATATTGTTCATTATTTGCCTTGTCGTTTATAAGATTTATTATAGTTTTTACTTGACTTTAATTTACTTGTCTTACTCTTTGCATGAACACCCGGTCTTTTAACCTTTGGTTTTTTAAGAAAGTTGGTAATGTTAGTTTGCTTCGCCATTTCTTATCTGTTGAAGTTTACGTTGCGCCCATTCTACTCCTTCATCTCCACCCCAAGCTAACCACATTAATCTACCGCATCCATCCCCTAACTCTTTCTGTGAGTTTTGTCTGTGTCTTTCAAATGCTGCCATTTTAGCAATCGTTTCTTCTGAAATGGGTTCGTTATTAGAAAGCTGACTAGCACGAATTTTTCCTACGGAAGTGCCACAAGAACCCCATCCGTTCTCTTCTGCATATCGAACAGCTATCTTTGCATTTTCTACGGCTGCTTTTGGATAGTCAGTATAGGAACGTAACTCCATTCTTTCAGCGTCTACAATGATCTTACGGATAGCATTTAATAAAACTTCGTCTTCGTCTTGTGGCTCAGTCGTAGTTTCTTTCAAGCTCATCTCGTACTTGTCAGCGAAATAACCTTCTATAGAAAACCCTTTAACCTTACCCTCTTTAACGTCGCTCCACACCTCATCGTTATTAACCTTCATGGAAATCATCCAAGTACCCTTCGGCAAATCAAAGCCATATAATCGGGATTTATCCGATTTCTCATCGTCAATAATCCAACTTTCAACAACGCTTAGACCTTCTAATTTGTCTTTGTGTTCGTAGGTAGCGTTATTCTGATTTGAACGCATTAAGAATAATTCGGATGCTTTGCGTACCGTTTGCTCACTAAAGAAAATGTAATACTCTTCTTTCTTTTCGTTTACTCGGTAAATTTGTTTGTTAGGAACTAGAGCAGCACCCATTAAGATACGCTTCTCTTCATCTATCTTTTTTAGCTCTACTTCATGTTTATTTAGTGCTATAAAGTTTTCCTCTATTGCTGGATTCTTAACGACTGAAACGGCATCTATACCGCTCATTTCGTCTTTCTCGTCTATGATTAATTCTATAATTCTCATGACCTATTAACTTTTGTTTTATCCAAATGTTGCGTAATTAACCCTGTTTCTATCTAAACTCTGAGCTGTTGTAACTTCTCCACTTACTACGTATGCTTGTAAAGGTTGACCGCCTAAACCTGCAAGAGGATTCGTAGCTTGTGCATTTCCTACTATGTTAAAGTTTGGAGTGATTACAGAATTTCCACTTGGTGCATTTGGTGTTTCTGAGCCACCGCCACCGCCTGATTGATCACCGCCTCCAAATGTGGCTTTTTTAATTGCTGCTATTTGTATTGCTCCTTGTGCAGCGGCTATAACTCCAAAAGGAATACCTGTAGGAATACCACCACCATTTCTTACTGACTGAATAATATTTGATGCTGTATCTATAATAGTCTGAGCAATACGCATTTTCTTTTCGCGATCAAACATTTTTTTGCGTATAGCTTGTTCTTCTGCACTTCCCTTTTTTACTTTTTTGAGTCGTTCTTCATCACCTGCATTTAGTAAGTTGTTTAATGCGCTCATTGTATTACCAAATTCTTGAGCATATTTTAAAGCTAAATCAATATTGGCTTTTCGTTTTGCTTGTTTTTCTAATTCAGCTTGTTCTACATTATCTATATCTTGTTTATATATATCGCCTTTAAATTGCATTAAAGCTAATTCGTCTTCTTCTTGTTTAGCTATTGATTCTTGTCTTATCCCCTCTCTTTCCGCATCTGCATCAAGAAGCATTTGAGTAAAGAAATCTTCTTGCTCTTCGGTTACTTCACCTTGCTTTCGTGTTTCTTCTATAATTGCTTTTGTTGTTTCTTTGGCTATCTGCTTTCTATTTTGCGAAGCTTCTTTTGCTCTGTCTTTAGCTTCTTTATTAGCATCTGTTTCTTCTTGACGAATCTCTACTTTTTGTTGTCTACGTAAAGCTTTTAAGTCATCATATTCACCGATTAATGCTTGTCTTGCATTTGCTGTAGCTTCCCTTGCTTTTTTTACAATTTCAGTTTGGCGCTCCATTAACTCCTCACTAGCATCATTTGCACGGTAAGAAGCTAAAATATCTTGCTCACGTAAATAAGTTGATTTAGCTAATTCAAGATTCTTTTTAGCAAGTGCTAACTCTTCTTCTTGATGTTTAAGGGCAAGTTTTCGTAATTGTTCAGCTGAAGCTCCTGCCGCCTTAGCGTAATCATATTGATATTGATTAGCATCTTTTAAAACTTTAGACGATCTTGCTATTTGCTTTTCTTGACGCTCTAACGCTTTAGTATGTCTATCCATACTTGCATTCGCCTTTTCAGTGGCTGCGGCTGAATCATAAAACCATGAAATTAAAGCAGCACCTGCGGCAATTAAAGCAGTAATACCAGCAATAAGCAACCCTATTGGGTTTGCCTTCATTACTACATTTAAAAGCTTCTGTACAACGGTTACGTTTTTAATCATTGCACCTAAGTTCTTGAAAGCTTCAACGGATTCCATTACTCCGTTAACACCTTCAGCAAGTGCCATGACAGACTGAACTTTTAGTAATTGCTCTTGTACTGCTTCGCTTTCTACACCCACTAAACCTAATGCACCCTCAAAAGCTTGAAAGCCATTTAACACACCGCCTAAAGATTGAGTTAATGCGTTAAATTTAGCATCTGGGTTATATGCATCTGTCAAGGCTTTAGCATCGCCAATAGCGTCTTTTAGTTCGGCTGCTCTTTTCGCTGCGTTAATGGCTTCCTGAGATGTCGCGCCAAACTTTTCAGATAGTTCGGCGACGGCGGCCTGTGCTTCTCTTAACTGGCTTTTTAAGCTGCCAATGGATTCCGTCTTTATCTCTAACTCTATTACTTTCTTTTCAGCCATTACTTATAGTCTTTTTCTTTTAACTTGCGTCTGCCTTGTTTGTATGCTGCCTTAATGCTTTTAGGTATTTCATTTCTACCTTTAGCTATGTCTATGAATTCCGACTTTCCGTAGAAGTCATCTATCTTTAGTAGGTCTAAAATGTTTTTTATCATATGTCTTGTGTTAATGTCATTACTTCAGTTTCCGTTGTTCCATTGTCGTAAGTATAGGTTAGGTTTATATCGTAAACAATGGCATTATTTTCTTCTGATCTGAAATAAATTAAATTATTCTCAGTAATTAAATCGTCTGAGTTTTCAGCTATAATTGTATAACTAGGTATTGTGGAAGGAAAAGTAAAGGTAACGTCTGTATCTGAAGTAATGGACAATGTACTGGCTATAACTCCAGTAGTACCCATGTCTAAATCTATCTTTGTAACTCCATTGCCTAAAGATATTGAAGTACTAACCAACCCTACTCCTTTTCCTACCCTGCCTAAACTTTGATTTCTTAAAGGTCTAAAGTCATGCAATAGAATTAAATCTACGTCTCCTGTGTTTAAGTTCGTCTTTATCTCGTTTATGATATACCTCTTGTCACGAATGATAAGTCTATCATTCATCTTTAAACTCGTAAGTATAGGGGTAGGGAATAATCCTTTACAATATGTTAAACGCTGCTTTTTACTATATAGGTTAGATAGATAATTATAGTAGTAAACTATAAAGATATTATTCTGAATAGGTGTTAAATGATATGAGCTGTTATCCCACCCAAAATTCAAAGTATAATTCGCACCGTTAAAAACTAAATCTTGACCGAATGGCATATAAGTAGTAATGTGATTGGTGCTTGAACCATTGTTAAAATAGAATGAACAGGACTTTTGATCATTCATGTATAACAATACTGGCTTAGGTATTATAGGTTGTAAATTCTTATCTAGTGAATATCCTACTTGTAAGTTGGTGTTTGTGAATTTTGTATGTAAGATATTTTCAAATGGAAGCTCTATAGTATAGTCTGTACCATCGTAATCATATACTTGCTGTAAATCTCCATATTCACGGAAGTTAGCGTCTCCAAATTGACGGCTTAAAATAGTTTCTCCTTTTTGGTGTTTAAAGTCAATCTTCTTAAATAGCTTGACACGTTCAATATCTATGCTGTCTATATCAATATGTTTGGTTACATCTACTAACCTTCCTTGTGCGTACCAATCTTCTAACGGCTCTATTCTAAACGTAGTAGGATTAGTAGGCACACACGTTAAATTGAACTGCTTAAATACACCCGAAACAAAATCTGCTATCTTCATGTCAGGCATATTGCTTGACAGATCTATATTCTTAACAAATACATTGTCCGCTATATATATTGGGTTGTAATCATA